TCTTCTAAAGAATAATCTTCAAGTGAATATTCACCTAATTCTTCAACTTCTTCATTCTGACCAAAAATACTACCAGCAATTTCTTTTTTCTTTGCTTCAATATGAGCAGTCACTCTATCATGAATTGCAGCGTACAATTCATTTCTGAATTCAACTGCGTTACCATCTTGTGCAAAATCGATTAAATCTCTTGTTGACATATTTTTCTCCAAATGGAAAGTTAATTAAATCTATTTATTCTTCTTTCGGTTCACTATCTTGATTAATTTGATTCATCATTTGCTGTTGAGCAACTTGAGTTGTTACATCAGTAGGTAAACCAAGACCCATTTCTTTTTCCTCATCTATTTCTGTTTGCATTTCTTTAATTTCATCATCCGTCAAACGTAATACATTTCTTTGAATCCATGCTTGAGAAAAATAACGACCAGTATAAGGATCTACGTTTTGTAATAATGCAAGTCTTTCTTTCATTAACTCTGCATCTTTTAATTCTGTAAAATTGTTATCTTTAATGAAATCATAATAAATGTGTTCTTTGAATTCTTTATATTCGTCATCGGTACAAATACCTTTAAGAACACATTGAACACGTAATGCTTGATCAAAAAGATCAGAAAATTTATTACGCATACGATCAACAAATTTTGCAAATTTTAATTCATCACGAGTAATTTCATTTGTGCGACCCATTGAGAAACCAGAAGAGTCTGGATTCAAACGTGATACTGGTACGTTCAATGCTTTGTATAGTTTCTTTTCAAAGTATTTAACGTCTTCCAGTTCTCCTAAGTTTTGACCACCAGGAAGTGTAGCAATCTCTGTACCTTTGCCACCTTCTCTACGTGGTAACCAGAAGTCTTCCATCATAGACAAAAATTTACGGTCATCACGAACTTCACCCGTGTTGGCATCATATACAAGTTTATTTTTATACTTGACCATAATATCACGTAAGTATTGCTCTGCTTTTAGTTTAGGGAGATTACCAACGTCAATGTAGAAAATTCTACGTTCTGGCGCACGAGAGATACGGTAGATGACTGTCGCATCTTCAATCATACGCAATTGATTTAATGGTTTGATTGCTTTATGTAGATATGATAAAACGACCGCTCGGCGTGAATCCATTAAACCAGAAACAACAGAAATGATAGAATCTGTAGTAATACGAACACCAACAGGCCCAAAGTTAGATGAACTACCAGAAACTACTTTGTCATTAAAAATATAATATTCATTAATGACATTCATAACTTCTACGCCAGTTCTTTCATCTTTTTTCTTTTTTACTTCACGAACTTTACGCAGTTTTCTTGGATCGATGTAACGTAATTCTCTAATACCTTGCATTGGATTTTCCCTATCAATAATAATATGATAATAGAGTCTTCCATCTACATAATATCTACGAAAGATATCATGAGCCATGTTATTGTAATTTAAAATACGTAAAACATTGCCAAATTCTGCTCTTATAGCGTCTTTAATTTTTTCTGGTTGTTTTAAATTATCAAGAACAATTTTAATATTTTTTCCATCATCATCTTGACAAATGGCCTCATTGATAATATCGTCAATAGCAGATTCAATTTCTGGTTGCATCGCCATCTCACGATATCGAGATATTAATTCAACTTCATTTTTTGCTGTTCCATCTAAGTCAACATACGTACCGTAGTAAGCTGCTGACGTAATGGTAAGAGCCCCATCATCATTAGTTGGTGGGGTAAATGATTGCTGATTTTTTTGATCTTCTTCACCTTTGTCACGGGATATTGAAAAACCAAATAAGCTAAATTTTGAAGTTGCCATATTGTTTTTTATTCCAATTCAAATAAACATAATTGGGAGAGCATTAAAGCTCCCCCGTATAATAGTATATATTAACTATTTTTAAACTTCACCTGGAGTACTTGAGTTATTACCTAAACCATTTGTCCAGTATTGGTATGCAAATGTTACATTAAATTCTTCAACAGAATCATTTGAACTCCAATCTAGATCAATTGGAGAAATATCTGTTGGGAACATACCAACAAAATTATACAAACCATTAATATTAGGATTTCCATTTTTATTATATTGTTGAACTGAAGCATCAGCAACATAACTTAAACCACCGCTTGTGCCCGAAGTACCTGTTGGTGATACTGCTGCTGGATTTCTTATATTTCCAGCATGTGAATTGATTGCATTCATCCATGCTTCCATTGCTGAACGAATAACAAAATTTTCATCATTAATGATTGTGATTGTCCAATCAGCAAATGTTCTATTACCAGCAAATTTCATTTCACGACCAAAATAATAAACAGGAACAATTCCAAGCGATGAACCAGGTATCTGTGCTGATTTTGCCATAAATGATAATAAAGAATTATTATTTGTAGCATTTGGGCCAGGCACTGGTCCAGGAACAGCACTAGGTGCTGTTGGATTACCAACAAAACTTGGTAAATTTCCAAAATTTACTTGGAACAAGTTTGGTCTTGCACCATCACCTTGAAAGTTTGATCTAAATTGATTTACGTTAAATGCCATTATTTTTCTCCTATATCCTTGAGTTATTTATTAAACAGCACCAACAACTTCTGTAAAGCTAACACCTGAACCAACTGCGACAAAGTTAAGCTGAATAAAGTTAATTGATCTTGCTGGTTGAACGTAAATCGATCCGACAAATTGATTAGCATTAACAACTGCAGGTGTGTTATTTGTAGCATCACAAACAACTTGAAAGTTGTATATCCCGCGGCGACCTTGAATGTCACGTAAGAAAGGTGTTACTAGAGCAACAAATTGTGCTTGTGTAAATTGATCATTGAATTCAAATAATGAATATTTTGCAGCGGCAGCAATTGTTTTTTCCAGAATAATAAACAATCTACGAACGTTTATACGATCAAAAGCTGACGGTTGACTTAAAAGCGTTTTGTCTCCGTATAGAATGACACCCGAACCTTGGAAAGAAACGACAGGATTGATACCTAAAGGATATAAAGAATCTCTTTGTGTTTGTGTTGGATTCCATGCTAATTTAACGACGTTTTTCAATGCACCACGATTATAACCAGCAGGTGAAAACCATGGATCACGAGTTGTATCTGTATTAACACACAGACCGGCGATGTCAGCATTCAAAGGAATATAACGATATGTGTTGTTATATTTGTCAAACATGTATTTCCAACCGCAATCAGCAAATGCATATGATGTTGCACGACCCAAACTGTTATACCACGATATAATACTTGCTAATTCATTACCTGTATTATTAACAACAGCGGAAGATGGTGGAGAAATAAATGCAACACAATCTTTACGAGCAGTTGAAATGTTATCGATTACATATTGTTGAACTGTAGTAGAAGCACCACCAGTAATTGCTAACGAAATGTTAACTACGTCAGCATTTACAAATAGACTCCAAGCTGATGATGTGTCACCATCTGTATTAGTTGCGTATGTTCCACCAGACAAGTTAACAGTTACAACACTAGACATTAAAGCAAAGTTTGTGTTTGCTGAATATTGTCCCCAAGTTGTATTGGTATTTGCATACTGTGGTGGATCAATAGCATAAACGTAATTTGAGTTATTATAAACTTTAGTTTTGTAATAGTTTGAATTACCTAATGTGTCTAATGCATCATATGCTTTTGAAACAAAAGGATATGTTTCAAGAACAGTATTTTTTGTACCTGTGAACACACCACCTGTATCAACTACAGCAATGTGAATTTGATCATTTGCGCCACCAGCAGCAGAAACAGTAGCAGATGTACCTGGTGCAATTGGAAAATATGATGAAAGGCTTACACCGTTGACGTTCCATGTGTTTGAATAAGTATTAGCATCAACAATTGAAACTGTTAATGAGTTACCTAAAGCACCAGGATAACGACCAACAAATGAACCATATGCATTTGCATTATTTTGATTCAAGTATGAAGAAAAGAATACATCTGAATTCTTAATCTGTACAGCAGCAGCGGACGTATTTGATGTAGAATTGTATGTTGCTGAGTTAGCGGAACGAACAACTTGTAGATTATTTCCGTAAGCCAAGAAACTGGAGGCTGAAAAAAATGAAGTAGCTGTATTGCCATCTGGAGAACCAAATGTACTAACAAGAGTTGGTTCTGTTGAAATTGTTATAATTTGATTTACTGGTCCCCAAACAAAAGGACCCGCATATGCACCGGCTGTAGTAAGAATCGCAGGAATAGCCTGTGTAAGGTTAACTTCCGATACTGATACGCCTGGGGAAACTTGAAAAGCCATGTTTTTCTCCTTAATTAAAATGTATCTTTATACACTATCATAATATTTATGTAACAAGAAATTTAGAGTTATCTGTGTATTTCTCTAAAGTACCCGGAATATATTTCACCAGAATCCGCTTTTTCCCAAACATCGTTATCCCAAATATCAAAATTATGTTCTTGACCATCGTTTATCATTAAGGTAGGTGGTGTCATTTCATCAATTTGATTCATTTGTTCAAGTTGGAATTGTTTTCGAATATCATGTGAAACAATTTCTTTGAAATATTTTTGTGTAGCTGCCCACGCAAATATTACTAGTGTCATTACTAAGTCATCGTTTGCCGACGATTCAGCCGCAAATGATGTTTTTGTTGCCACAAATGTTGTTAACTCTGAGTATGTATCGAAATCAGTAATTACAAGTTTATTTCCTTCTACCAAAGTTTTAAGATTTGAACAACCAATTCTTTTTACCGCTGGAGACATTTTTAGTCCCATTTGAACACCACGACCAAAACCAGTTGACAATTGTTGTGGTTTTTTGTTTCCTGTAATGATTTTTAGTAGATTTTCATATTCTAAGTCTTGGTGAATAATATCGGCAACCTGTGGATTATTATTAATCTCTACGATAATGTACGCATCATTATAAAGTTTAGCCACATTATAAATGACAGTTGGAAATAATATTGGTGATATAGAAGCACTCTTGTATGTGGCAACTTGTCTATACGGAGTTTGTGATATATCAAAAACTGAAAAAGCAGAACAATCCATGTTACGACCTTCCGATACATCTACTGTAATACAATATAAATGATCCTTGGTTGTTTCGTCATCACCTTTAATTGGATGTTCATATATCTTCACTAAATCATGTTCAACTAGAGGATCACTATAAGCAATTTGTTGTAATTTTGTTCCAGATATGAGTGTATTTGTACTACCTAAGAAAAAGGTATTATGTGAAACTACGTTATTTGAGAAATATGTTGCATGTTTATCTACACCAACTGGGTCAAAAACTTCAAAATTTCCAAATATGCAATCTATATTTTTTATTTTTTTGCCAGTTAATGTATTTTCTATATGTATATTTTCAGCTTTTAAAAATCCATCGTCGGTTAAAAATACATGACCGCCTGAACACTTTATGGACGTTTCATCCGTAAATGTAAAAGTATATAATGAATCTACATACTTTTTTTGAACTCCTACAAATTTTTCAAATCCTGTTGGGGTTTTTATTAAAAATCTATTATTCTTTTTAAACATTATATTTTTTTGGTTATAATTTGATATACATAGTTATTGTGAACTTTATAAATTTAGTGTCAAACTAAAAAGTCATATAAATCCACTATTCTAATTTTTTCGTATGTTTTTGTTTTTTTGTCATATATTTCAACTATTGTATTACCATCAACACATTCAAATTCTTGTTGGAATTGGTGTTCAGAAGTATTCTTAATTGTTTCTTCTTTCCACTGATCATCTCGGCCTGGAACTTGTGACCAGTGAACTTCAAATGAAACGTAATTGTTTCTTTTATTGATTGAGTCCATCCAAAGTTTATAAAACAAGTTCATACCATTTGGAGTAGAAACAATAATGATCTTTGTTTTTGTACCTGAAGTGATAACAGGATAAACAGAAGTAAAGAATTCTGTTGCGATGTTTGATGGAACAAAAGCAAATTCGTCTAGAAAGACGATGTTGTACGACCCTGATCGTGCTGCTGATGATGAGGTAGAAGATGCTGTGATCTTTGAACCGTTCTCTAATTCAATATAACTTTTGTTCCAATCAGTGACACCTTGTTGTAACCAAATTGGTAAATTTTCATAAGCCAATTGTAATTTACCAAGAATATCTCTGGCTGTTGTACCTTTGTTGGCCAGAATAGCAATGTTTTGTGCATCTTGAAATAAAACAGTCCAAAGAAGATAACAAACTGATGTTGTGGTTTTACCAACCTGTCTAGGGCATTTAGTTATTACAAATCTATTATTGTGGAATGTGGAGATCATTTCTTTTTGAAAGTCATACATTTCAAAAGGAACAAGACCATGATCTAGAGTAATAATCTTAATATATTTTGCAAAATAAATTGGATCTTTAGAACACTTGACATATTCATCAATTTGTTCTTGTGTGTATTGTAAGTTTACCCCCACTCTTTTTAATAGTGGATTATCCCTATACGTTTGTTTATTAGTTGCCACTATTATTTAATTCCTTGATAATATAAATAGGTGTGTATCGACGGTGTTCAGACCGCATACACTCTAACATTTTATAGGAATGCCAGCAAATGTATTTAGATAACAAATATACTCATTGGTATAATGACATAATCAATGCAGCCAAAACTAGGTCCAAACCTAATAGTTACACCGAAAAACATCATATTATACCAGAATCTTTAGGTGGTTCAAATGACAAAGAAAATTTGGTGTATTTAACTTCCAAAGAACATTATACTGTACATCATCTATTAACAAAAATGTTAATAGGATCACCAAAACATAAAATGATACACGCTTTTCATAGAATGTCTAACAGTAATGATATTAAAATTACAAACAAACAATATGAAATATCAAAAAAATTAAAAAGTGATTTAATGATTCAATTACATAAAGATAAAAATTCGTATATTAATTCTGATGAATATAGGAAAAAACAAATTGATGGTAAAAACAAACCTGAAGTAAAGAAAAAACAATCCAACAAAATGAAAGAAAACCACAAAAAAGAAAATTCAATATATAAAAATTTGAATTATATTAAAAAACATAAGGACTCTTGCAATACCGTTGTATTTAAACAAAAAATGTCAGATACACGAAAATTATATTGGTCTGATCCGAAATCAAAATATAACGATAGACCAGATAATAAAAGAATTCCACCATTAAACAATAAAATTTGTAATGTAATAGATCTAAATGGTAATATTGTTGTTACGGATAATCTGAAACAATATTGTATAGAAAATAATTTAAATTATCAAGCAATGATGGCCGTTGCCAGGGGAAAACAAAAACAACATAGGGGTTATGAATGTAAATGGATTTAATTCATATCTATAACTTTTTTTTCATTATTATTCTTTAATAATTTACTTAATTCCGATGTACTTCCAACAAAAATAGCTTGGTCAATCGTTGTGTTATTTGTTTCTTTCCTTTTATCCATATCACGCATCTGTTTTTGTATATTCAGAAGTTCTTTATTAGCATCTACCATATTTTTGAGTAGTGTTCCGTAGACTTCAAAACTTCTTGGATGTTGTCCTTGTTTAGATATTTCAAGTATTTGATCCATGGCTTCTCTGCCTTGATCAATAATACCTTGTAGATTTTCTCGTGATTGTTGATATGCATCAGTTAAATCTTGTTCTAAATCTGGTTTACCGTGTATCGTATTTGTAGTTGTAATTAAATTTGTTTTTTCATTTTCAATAATTTTAGGTGTAACATCAAATATTTTTTCCATATTTTTATTAAATTCAGTCATGTTATTTTCTCAATTTACAATTATTAAAATGCCATCTGGTCATTATTCCAGGATCGCCGATTTTATCACAATGATTACATTTTACTTTTGGTGTATTTTTTCTAGAATTTGATATTCTTTTCTTTTTTTCCTCGTCACATTCTATACCATAATTAGGATTATTTTCACCATGATATAAACCTTTTTTGGATAATTTCATTTTTTCTATTGTTTCTTTGGAATAAATGTTAGATTTATTTTTATTCCATGGTTCAAGACCTAAAGTACCTTCACCGCCAAGAGTCATATTGTAACCTTCATTAACAGAATTATACTGCTCTATAAAATATGGTTCCATAACTTTTAAACAATATTCAGAATCCCAAGCTTGGTAAATTATTTGCCAATCAAAATTATTCCAACCATATTTTTTAATGGCATCATAAAAT